CAGGATAGCGAGACTCCAGCTTAAGAGAAGTAGTCTTTATAGCTTGGGGAGTATCAACTCCTATACCTGTAGATTCTTCAATCTCTAAAATAGACTTTTTTCCGTTTCCAATTCTGACACCAACTACAGTAGGAAAACCTGTCTGAACATCCCAACACTCAAATATACCTCTTACAAGGTCTCCAGCACCATTACGGCCCCAAACAAATTCTGAGTCCTCAGGCTTCTGTATCTGAATAGGTTCATACATAGGACCGTCTTCAGCTGTACCAAGAACAACAATCTTTCTGTTCCTAACCGCTGGTGGTGGAGTGACATTTAAGCCGAAATCCTGGATAAAAGTACTGGTAGATGGAATAGTTCTTTCTCTAGCCATTATTTATCCTCCAATTATATTATTGATGCCACTTGTTGAGAATTCTTTCATATAAGTTGGTATCAATTATATGATCATTAAGATTGTCTGAGACGCTCTTAAGATCATTTACACTGATTTTCAAATCTATACGATTGATCGGAGAGAGTTTTTCAACTCTAACTCTTTCTGTTCTAACGTAGTATAGGACAGACCTTACATGGTAGCCGTTCTTCATTTGGACCATGGTATCATCTCTAACCCTTCGATTAAAGTTCATTTCCACAATCCCCGCTTCTCTAAACATACCACGATAATCGTCCATATACGTTTCGAACCATTCCGTCAACTCCTCCACCTCGTAGTTTGATCTAGCCCATATATTATATTGAACTAGATTATCAAATGCTTGCGCATACATTTTAACATAACCTAGAAGCCCACCGTAACCCTCAATTGGAGAAGAGACAGAGTCGGTGATCCATCTCTTTGCTGTATCACTAAATAGTGCTACATACTCTCTGGACCGTGGTTTAATTTCTTGTGTACCCCTGAATGGAGTACCACTCATCGTGCCAGGTTCTTTCCTGACAACTCCCCAAGTAATTGCTTTAGGCACAACTGCAGGTGATGCTTCATAGTTAGGATTACTAGTAGGTAGTAAAAAGTCAGGAAAGTCAGGAGCAAAGAAAATACCACTGCTATTATAAGATGGAGATCCTTTATATGTTTCAGTAGGATTTCCAAGTGGACGAATTATTTCCATTGATTTACTCATTAATGTACTCATTTCTAATATAGTAGAGACCTCACCAACAGAACGTAATCTCTGATATTTAGGATCAAATCCTACTATCTTGATATCAGGTCTATTACGAGTATTCTCAAGTATAATGAAGTTAAAATCAGGCGCATCCTTGACTGTAATGATATTACTTGCCGCCATATTAGTATCCTATCTCATCATATTCTGCTACAGCTGCCCAATACTGGACATTTCCGTTTTCTAATCTATAAGGATGTAGTCTCCTAATCACATACTTCTCGCAGAAATCTAAATTAGCTGGATCTGGTACATTTGTATGATCCGCTAATGTAAGTTCAAATATGTGATAACCTAATTTAATAGGAACATCCCATTCAAAATAGTAAACATAATTATCACTAATTGTAATACCAGCTTTTATTGCATCTAGCTGATCTGATCGTCTTGATACTGGTACACGTCTAGTTCGTAAAAGTGTATCACTATATTCATATCCTGGACCACCAACGCTTTCATGTGTTCTCTTATTGTAATTGCTACACGGTTTTGATCTATCATAAGCGCGAAGAACGACCCAATGACCCATTGGCTTCTTTCCTAATCCACCATAAAGAATTCTGTTCATCTCGATTCGCAGATCTATACCGTCAGCTTCTCCTAAGCCGCCATACAATGATTGGTTAAGCCATGTGTCAACACTTGTTGTATCAAAGCCTGAATTAGTCCAAGTAAATGCCATTATAATAGTCCTCTCAACCTAAGATTCCTACGATAATCATAGAATCCTCTCCAATCCCTAGCCTTATACCATGGGCCGTGAGGATCTGCTACACTAAAGTCGACTGGTCGAATAACTCTATTATGTTCTGGTTCCAGCACAGGATGATTATAACCTTTACTTTGATCATACCATCCACGTACAGCATAGTTAATACCAACGGCCTTCATGCCGCGTAGCATCTCCATCCAGCAATCATATAATTGTTTTTTTCTACCAGGATCAATGGCTTGATTAGCCGCACTAGGACCACCATATCTAATGGTCATATCTCCTAATGTCTTAAGCTGAGATGAAGCTCCGCCTGGACCAGCATTTGTAAGTTCTATCAATGCTAGTATATCATAGGCTGTCTTACATTCGACATAGCGCCTCATTACCCATGGTACATTTTCCCATGAGCAACCCCAGTGTGCATAGTTATATCTCTTACCTTCTAATGAGCTAATAATTTCTACTGCATCCTGTGAATTCTTCAATATCATTCTATAAATTGTATCGTCAATTATATTATCTGCTATTGGTCCTGTCTCTATTCTTATCCTACCAACTGTAGTAAAGATTGGACAATATGTTCCTGTGAACCAGAATTCATAATCTGATCCAAGCTGATAATAACCGCTATTGAGAGGGTTGTAGCCTGATATGTTACTATCTAACGTAACAGTATACTGTGTGTTATAGGCTAAACCGTTAACGGGAGTAATATATAGAACATTTCCACTTGTAGTTAATGTAAAATCCATTATGCCAACACGTCCCTTTCAGTAATAGTAACATACCCAGACAAATCACTAAGCGGTGTATCTACTTGCAAGTTAAAGATAACTACAATAGGATCCACTCCACTAGATGCGCCCAATCCGCTAGGAACATTTGGCTCCTGATGCTGAGGAGATGTTTCTGTTACTGAGAAGGTTGTAATACCTGAAGAGGCAGGAATATATACGCCACTAATTACACCAGTAACAGTAGGAACTCCACTTGCTGGTAGTGAACCACTAGGAATACCAACAGGCATATTACCTGACAATATATCAGTACCAGTAGTAAACTCCCAAGAATAAGTTGATTCTAGCTGTTCATTGTCAGAAGAAATTACGCTATTAGGAGCTTTGTGAAGATATACTTGATACTTAGTATTAGCGGTGAAATTTATTAGTGGTTGAAATACAGCATAGACTGCTTGTCCAGACGTGTTATACTCAATGCCGAGCTCTCCTGGTACAGTTGTATAGGTATTTTTCTCATGTACTGAGAAATGACTATAATCCAATGATTGAGGGTTAATTGCCTTATTAAATTGAGCTTTGACGTGGATATTTCTATAAACATCCACGTCGTTTATATTAGGATAGTGGTCTATAACTCGTAATGCCATAGTATTTAATCTTCATTAATTCTAATCGCAGACATTGAGGGACCAAATTCTTTAAGCTTTGCGCGAATAAGGTCAAGTACCTCTAGCCTTGGCCTTGACAGAGAATTATAGCCATTCTGCTCATAATGGAACATATCTATTAGATTATTCTTAACTGTCTCAGTCTTTGGTGAAGAATTCACCCATTCACGTAATTGTACAAAGTTTGAGCGCTGTAGACGTTTGAACATTTCTTTATTCTTTCCTACAAACACCATTTCACCCTGCTTATTAGGAGCAAAATCTTTCTTATTAGTTTCATCCTTCTGCTGAACTGATGGATTCTTTGGATCTGCCTCAACTAAGATTTTATGCTTATATGCAATAATAATTCTAGATAATTTATCTGAATCAATCTCAGTTGTATCAATATACCACGGCAATTCCTCATTCTTAATATATCCATACTCAACGAAGTTATTATTGTTAAATTTATCTTTGGGTATTGCTTCGTCGGATTCATCTTTTCCACGACCCACAAAAACATCAGTTGTAGCAAATAGTCTTACACCTGATGCATTGTCTCCTTCAGTATCAAACCACATTGATCCCTTTGCTAGTTTTAAATAACGTGGGAGTTTGAAGCTTGAACCTTTACTTGAGCTACTAGCAGAGTTACCAGTAGTTGATTTTCTTCCAGCCATATCTTCCTCCTAATTGACTAAATTCTAGAAAAAAGGGAGAGAGTGAATAATATCACTCACTCCCTATATTTAACATTTCCTATCTACTAAGAGATTAGATAGCAGTTAGACCGCTAATTGCACCGCTTAGATTGATGTTAGATAGAGTCTGTTGGTTAACGTTCTCGAAGTTGTAGTTACGTGCGATAGCAACGTTACGTGCAACAGCGATTCCCTTACCCTGCTCAAGAATTGCAAATCCGTACTCTTCACGCATCTTGATATTTTCAATATCTCTTTCAGGATCTGTCCAACGATCTGTCGTTGGTTCCATAGCCTGACCGATAACTCCGCAGTTATCAGAATCAATCATTACTACGTTACTCTGAGAGCCAGCATCGATACGTTCGTATCCATAGTTACCATACTTAAATGGTACGTAGTGGGTTACAATAACCTCTAGTGGAGCAGGTAGGTAACTTGGTGCAATGTTGAAAGTTGCGCCAAGAGGATTCAATGTCTGAACCCAAGGACTTGCTCCCTTAATAGTATCTCCTGAAGTCTGACGATTTCCAGTTGCAGTAGTCCTTAGACCATAACCACCATGAGAAGTACCCCAAGCCATTTGTGCGTTACCATTAGGTGCGCGACGGCTAGTGATAGTTGCGCCGTTAAGAACAACTTCTCTCATTTCGGTGTCACACATAAAGGTCTTCCATGCAAGTGGGTGCATCATTAAGACGTCTGGCGAGAAACCACGATTTAGTAGATATGCGTACATATCGAATACATCGTTAGCTGTCATTGAACCATTGGCTGTTCCAGTAATGTCACGGCCAGTAGTTACGCCCATGTAGCTGTTTGTTGGATTAACGTTATCGAATACATCGTATCCCATCTCATTGATCAACTTAGCAGCCTGACGCTCCTTATGGCGAGCCAATGCCTTACCTGCTGCACGTAGCCAAACATTAACTACGTCCCAAAGGTTATCTCTTAGAACTTCTTCAGTGAGGCTGATCTTAAGACCGTGCTTGTCGGTCATTAATGCAACCATGTCACCACCGTCGAGGTCCAGTGTCTTTTCAGGGTATTCTCCACCCTGTCCTACACGTCCCGCTTCCATTGCACCAAGTGCGCCAATCTGAATCCTTGATCCTCTTTCAATTGTGATCCTCTGGAATAGACGATCTACGACGAAGAGATTAGGCTCGATTGCTTCTCTAACAACCGTTTCCACGGTCTGAGGAACGAAGCGCATTAAGTCTTCGCGGGTCACAAGGTCATTAAGTTCGAACTTGTGATAATTGTTGTCCTTATCGAAAATACGGCCACGGTTCTGAAACGCATCATATACATTATAGAACTGGTTACGCTTTTTTTCATCACTACCGTAATTTTCATAAGCAACTTCATCTCTAATATTCATAAAAGCCATATTATTAATCTCCTTATGATACAAGTAGCTGAATTCTTACCAGCCCGAATGTGCCATTTCGAATGGCATTATAAACTGCTTCGACCGTAGGAGCGGAACCACCACCAATTCGAAGACATTCATATGCGAAGTCGAATAGGAACTTAGGGATACCAGCGGTTTGTGTACCAGGCATTCCACTACGTGGGTATGTCTGAACGTCCTCTAGTCCTGCCTTAGGGAACCTATTATCAATTTCTAGGATCTTACCAACAGTCTGGTTTGTGCAGAATCTATTCATGTAGCTGTCTAGGCTAATGTCAGAAGGTGCTGCACCCGATGCTGCAACTGCGCTGATAGTTGATGTACCCTGGAGCTTGTAGTTACCGATTAGATCGGAAGTAACGTACATTCCAGCAGTAAATGTATCAACGTCGCCATCAACTGTGAGGTATGTGAACTTGTCGTTAACATCCTTCCAGAGAAGCTGTTGAGCATAGTTATGGTTCTGGAATCTTGGCCAGTAACCAGAAGTAGCAAGAGTATTTGCTTTCTTAATGTATGGGACTTCTACGAACCAGTCAGTTAGTACGTGTCCACCATCGTAATGCATCTTGTAGTTCATCCACTTACCGCGAATGTCCTGATACCAGTCGTGATAAACCACGCCGATAGGAGCATTAGCTGGAAGTACAAACGCACCTGATGCAACTGCGTATCCACCCGAAGCTGTAATTGTTTCTGCACTTACGTCATCAGCTGTATAGAAACCTGAGCTGATTGTACCACCGTTACAAGGAACGAGAAGAGAAGTGATGTTCATGTCATAACCAAAGTAGTCGCTATCGATCTGGGCTCTGATAAGAGTGCTGCTGAGTTCAGGAGCAGCCTTACCAACGTTAATGTATCCGCTTGAAGATGGATACACAATACCACTGGTTGGTGTGCTGTCTGCTGCACCAACTGCTGATACGATACGACCCTTAGGAATAACTACATAATCCTCTGTCGCTACGTCCTGCATTGCTACAGGAAGATACTTGTAAGGAGCATAGTAAGCAGCAGGCCTAATACCGTCAGACTGTTCAAATCGCCAGCTGCGAATATCAGACATTGCATACTTCGAAGGTCTGGTTCTAATGTCATAAGTCGGTGCTCTATGTAAATCTAGAGGAACTCCGAAATTACCTATAGCCATTATATAACCTCCACTTGTCTATTGTCCTGTGAAAAGACTGCCCAAGGGTCATTTGTCTTTTCTTCAGTATTATTCTGATCGTTTTTATCAGAATTTTCATGAGTTGTTGGGTCTTCAACTTTGTGTTCTGATTCTACAGAAGTAGAATTATTTTCTTCTAGTCTTA